GCCCGATGTTTATAATGGTTCCAGCCCCCCCGCCTCCGCCACCGCCCCCGCCAGAGAACCCGCTCCCACCGCCAGTCCCGACGCCACCGGACTGCCCGGTGGAACCGTTGCCGGACGTCACTGTTTCTGTCCAATTCTCCCCGAAAGGCCCTTCGCGGGAAACTGAAAATTCATTATTCCCTTCGTTTGCAATCTTAGCCGCGTCCCCGATAGCCTTTGACTGCTGGGCGAATTGGGCGACAAGAACCGCCGTTCCAGCGGAGGCCAGGGCAATTCCAACGACGCCTTTCCCCGCCTCCGCCGCCCAAAGCCGGGCGATAGCAATCGCCTTTTCGAGGGCCAATATCACCCGCGCCCGCGTGACCTGCGCTTTCGTGTGTCCGGACTGCATGCTGTTGATTATCGAAAGAGTCTGGAGGGCATCCTCAACAATCTTAAAAGCGGCTTCCCGTTTAACTATTACCTCCGCCTTTTGCAATTCCTGCGTTCGCTTAAGGTGGAGCCTGTCTAACTGGCCGAGCAAATTCTCTTTTTGTCTGGTGTCCTGGATTTCGTTCTGAATTTTCCTTCGATTCGCTGCTGTCTCGGCGTTCAGCAAAGCCATTTTTTGGTCAAGCGTGTTTTGGTTGACGGAAAGTATCTGCTGTTCCAACTGCTCAGCCATAGCCAAGGCCCGCTCCGCGTCCCGCTCTTTTTCTTCCTGTAATTTCCTTGACGCTTCCGCCTCCGCTTCCGTCTGGCGCGTTGTTGCCTGGACTCTTGTATCAGCATGGACGGCGTGGGCCTGGGTCGTTTTATCAAACTCGCCCCGGATCATCTCCCCTGTCTCAACCGTTATATTTTTGATCTTGTCCCACGTTTCCCGTGCAATGTTATCGATAACGCCGAAGTCCCGGCGCAAGAGGGCCTTGATCGCGTTCGCCACGCCCTCAACTGTCGTGAAAATTATCGCCGCGTTCGCCGCTATGGCATCGCCAACGGCACGTATACCATCGACCCCCTTGTTCATCCAATCGGTCAACGTGGTCAACACCGGGATGACCGCGTTTCCAATGTTGTCCTTTAGTTCGTTCCAATTATTCGACAGGCTTGCCGTTGCCTGGGAAAAACCTTCCTCTTTCGTCGCGGCGTCGCCGAATTTCTGTGAGAGGATGTCTAAAACCTGCTGTCCATTCTCCGCCCCGGCAATCAACGCTCCAAACTCTTTGCGAGCCATTGCCACGCCGCGCTCGTTTTTGTTGATCAGGTTTGTCAAAATTTCAGTAGCGGCCCCGAGGTCTTTTCCCGTCGCCACCGAAAGGGACATTGCCAACTGGCTGGCCTTCTGCGCTTGCGTGATGTCACCCGTGACGCGCACGAATCGGCCCATCGTTTCAATAGCCTGGCCGTCAGTAAACCGCGTGGCCTGCTGGACACCCTGCGCCCACGTCTGAATCTGCCCTTGGGATTTTTCAAACGACTGGCCCGCCGCTTCGACGGAGAATTTCAGCCTCCGAAGTGCCTGGTTTTCTTCCTCGGCCCCCTGGACTGCGGACTTAAAAAACGCCGCCAACGCTCCGACAGTAACAAGACCGCCGATGGATTTAGAAAGGTCTGAAAATCCCCTTTCGGCCTTCTTTGATTCGGTCGCAATCCCGCCCAGCTGTTTCCCGACAACTTCAAGCTGGCCCGTTTCGGCGTTTACCTTTACGGACAGTGTCAATACTTGGTCGGCCATTATTCAGACTCCACGATAAGGTCAACTGTGTTAAATAACTCAATGAATGCCTTGATTTTGGCCTTCGCTGTCATTCCCTTGTCGGCCAGTATTTTCCGCCATGCGGCCAACATCAAATAATCACGAACGGAGTCGGACTCCCCCACCCGCGCCCGCGCCTCAAGCGCGAGCCGGGCATCTGGGGACAACCTCATTATTTCTTTTGCTGTCATTAGTAGGCCGTTGTGGTGTTCGTCACATCGACTTGAATCGCTTTAGAATCCGACGCGGAGTAATAGCCAGTAAAGGCCACCTTGGCCGCCAACAACCCCGAATCGTCACCGAACGGAAACGCCGTGTAATGCGCCTGGTAAACGTTAATGTCAACCGTGTAATAATAGGTGGACGCAATAAGAGGCCCCGTCGCAATCATCCGAAGGGCGACGGCGGTGTTGGCAAGGAACTTCGCCCGCTCCGTTTCGTTTTGGAAGTAGATCGTAAACCCGCCCTTGATGTCCATCTTCCCGCCCGTTACAACGTCGATACAGTCCTGGGACTGGTTCAACGTCCACAAAGGAGCCGCGCCGTTGTCGATTTCAAGGTTCCAGTCCTTGATATCGGTGTTCGAGGTTCCTGCCACTTTAAAGTCCATCTGGTTGAACGCCAAATATCGCTGGGTCGGGAAGGTTGGGGAACCTATCGCGCCAGTGGCTTCGCTCTTAAACAACACGTCCGCTTCCAACGCCCCAACGCTATCCACCGCGCCGGACAAGGACACCTTTTTGACGATCCCGAGGGAATACTTTTTAATGTCCAGCCCGTAGTCATAAAAGAACGTATATGAAGGCTTTTGGAGTCCGGCCGCGACGGTGAACGTGTGCTTGTAAGCCGCCGTTCCGCCCTGCTGTGCGGCCGCCTTTCCACCGAGGAGAGAGTAAAACACCTCCCCGCAAGTCTGGGCGTCAAGCGGAAGTTTGATCTTGCCAGCACCACTTTTCTTCCCGGCCACGGGGGCCAACATCGTCGGGTCGCCTTTTAAAACATCGTTGTCAAGGAGCCCGAGCGAATAGTTAAACTCCGTCCCCTTCAATACAGGGAACCACGACGTCGGCGTCGTTTCCGCCGTGCCTCTAACCGCCTCTTTCTTAATCCCAAACCGTTGAGCTTCGATCGGATACATCGCCATTTTTATTTCTCCTCTGTTATTTCGATAAAGTTAGGATTCTCTTTCAATTTCTCAACCAATTCCGCACCGCTTAGAATCTCTCCCACCTTGAAAAATCCAAGACCGGGAGCCCAACACTCCGCCACGCATTTCAGCTTTGACGGTTTGCCTTTCATGTCTTTTGTTTTGTATTCGTTCATCATTTTAAGCCCCTTAAGGTGTAATCCCTTCGGTCACGTAGGCTATTTCAACTTCCATAAGAAATCCGGCACGCGGTGCAATGTCCCCGTCGTCCGTCGTTATGTTCTTAACTTCGAGCCATTTGGAATTACCGCCCAATGTCCTGTCCGTCTCAAGGGCGCGCGTCACGTCGGCAATCATGTCGTCAAGGGCTCCCTGGGCGTTGCTCACGCCATCGGGAGACTTAACGATCCCGAGAATGTAGACCGTTATGATGGCCTTGTATTGGTTGCGCGTGATATTTTCCCGCTTCTCAACCGTCCGCCCGATCAACAACGCCGGGAGGTCAGAATCATTTAGCCCATTGGGTGAGTAAAGCCCCCTCTGGATGTGTTGGACGTTCGTGTGATACCCGCCCGCCACCGTAATAAGTGGCAACCGAGTGTCCCGCAAATATTCCAGAATCGTCCGCCGCTTAGACGCCATATTTCCACCCGCCTTCCGCCGCGCCCTGGATCAGCGTTGTAATATCGTTCGTCAAATACTGGATGTTCTTTTCAAGAGCAGGGCGGAGGAACGGGCGGGCCGTCCGGCCTTTCCTTCCGATGCTCCTTGCAATTAAAAAACCGACGCTCTTGGCCTCTTTGTCAGAAACGCCCAGGACCTTCTTTGCCCACTCCGCCAAAGGCGCGCTGGGCGGCTGTTGCCCGGGCGGTCGCCCGTATTCCCACGCGCGCGCGTATGGCATGGGCGAACCGAGAGACGCGAAAATGTCCTTTCCGGATTCCGTGACCTCGCCGGCAAGTCGCGTCGAAAGTGATCCCCGGTATACCCCAAGCGTTTCCGGCCCCCGCTTCGTTAAGTGTTCGTTTATTGCCGTTGACCGCGCCCGCTGTAAGTAATCACCGCAGGCCCTCTTAATCAGCCTGGAAACAAGCGCGGGCGCACCCTTGTATCCATCGGCCAAGTCACGAAGCTCTTTCAACCCTTCAATGATGAATTTAGAAGCCACTGAATAGCACCCGTTCACTTCGGTATGGGTTGAGCAATGCTTTGGCTTTGGGAATAATATCGTCCGAACCGTATGTCGTTGTCCTGTCTCCAACCGTTTCACTCTGGACTCCGAATTTCTGGTCGGCGTATTGGCGGCGGTATAGATGCCCAACGTAAAGGAGAACGGCCTCTTTCACCGTTTCCGGGGCCGTCGTGTAACCCGCCGTGTATGTTATGTCAACGTTCTGAAACCCTTTCACAAATAGGACACCGTTTTTTAATTTAATTAGCCCGCTCGGTAGGTTGAGCGTGTAGTCTTCCGATGTCGTTTGGGGTGGCGCGCCTTCGTAAGATCCGTCGTCGATC